CCTGAAAATGTTCCTAACGAGCCTGCAGCTGTAACCCAAGCAGGCAAATCAGAAACTGTTAAAGAAGCTGATGATGTTCTAACTGCTAATCCATTTGGATTTTCTACTCTAACATAATAAGTTCCATCAGTTGGTAATGTAAAATTAGCTGTAATAGATGTTGCTGAAGTAAATGTAATTGAGTTAGCTGGTGTAATTGCTCCTGTAGTACTAATTGCTTCAACATGAGGAATAGAAGTAAAATTAGTTCCTGCAATCACTACATTAGTTGCATCGTTAGTTATAACAGAAGGAGTTAATGATGAAATTGTTGGATAAACAATTGGTAAATTTGTTAAGTTAGCTGCTGATACAGCTGGTAAAGTTGCTGGAAAACGAGCGGAGGGTAAAGTTCCTGACCCAAGATTAGAAGCATTTAATGCTGTTAGGTTTGCTCCCGAAGTTGCACCTAAAGTTCCTGCTACATTTAAAGTTGCACCTGATGGAACTGTAATTGTATCACCAGATTCACCAACTTCAGTAGTTGTACCAGTTTGTGGTCTTATTTTATTTACTTCTAATATACTCATTAAATTACTACCAAATTCCCAGTTACTGTAACTGTGCCTGAAACTGTTACCGGTCCAGCCAACACTCCTGAATCCACTGTTTGAACATCAGAAATTGTTGAAGCGTGAGTTGTTACATAAGTTGTAGCTGTCATACTTGCAGACGGAGCTCGTTTTGCAGGGTAAGTACAAAATACAGTTTTAGTTCCCGCTGTAAAATTCACTTTGTTGTCTGAGTTTGAAGAGGAGATAACGGTATCTCTAGAAAGTGTATCAGTAGCTGCATCAGTTACTGTTCCAATACCGACTTCAAATTCAGATGTTCCGTCATGTGAAATACAATAGAACGTATTATTTGTAGTTCCAATACCAGCAACAAAAGTTTCAAAACCTGTTTCAGCAGAAGCTGATAAGTTTATCGTTCCTGTACCAGTAGATGTACTAGTCTGTTTAACTCTGTCATTTAATACAAAAGCCATTTATTAAATTCCTTTACTATTATGCGTCGCCTAGTCTAATAATAGCATTTGATGCATCAGCAGTAGGAAACTGAATAATAAAGTCTCCGTTTGTTGCTGTTTTATTTCCACCAAAGTCTAATACCAAAGCTAGTTCGTTTCCGCCACCAGTTGTTTTATATATAGCAGCTCCTGCAGCAGTTAACGTCACAGATGGGAAAGTTAAGTCAGCAAAATCAACGAATGCAGTTGTTGTTCCTGCAACTCCGTTGTTTGTTAAATTGTTTCCACCTGCTGAATATGATGTTCCTGATGTACCAACTTCATTACCTGTTTGGTAAGTAGTTGACGTTGCACTGTAGCCGGCAATACTAGTATATAAAGCACACTTAAATGTATTTCCTCCATTACCTGATGTATCAAAATTAAATACTCCTTTTAATAAACCAGACTTGAAAGAATTAGGTACTATATTTGCCATGTTTTTTTATCTCCTTGTTTATGGTGATGGTGATTTTAATGGAGTACGAATTGCACCATCTTGCCATTCGTCTCGGCGTCTTCTACCTTGTTGTTCGATAGAGTACGAAGCTAAAGCCCTTTGATATGACTGCTCGTAGTATTGTAGCATATCTGCTGGACCTTTCAAGTATCCATATGCTTCTACTAGAGTTCCATATAAAAGTAAATCTTGATATTTATTACTCAAATAAGTAGTTGTTGAGTTTGATGTCGTAATACTAGCTGGTTGTTTAATATATGCTAGTGTTATTTCATAAGTAGCATTTGGTGTTGGGGATACGACCCAAAAATTAGCATCCCAGTTAGCATAGTATTTTGGAATACCGGATGCTGTTCCAGGCTTATCATAAAATTCAGCCATATATGATGTATCTTTTTTTTCTAAAAATGTTTGAATATTTGGTGTTACATTAGTATTTTTTAATTGAACATATCTAATGACTCTTAAATCAGAAGGAATAGTTACATATCTATTACCAGTAGCTAAATTAGATGTAGCATAAAATCTATTATCATCAGAATCAGCATCTCGATATATTCTATTTTCAGCATTTTTAGCCATAGTAGTTAAAATAGAATCAGTTAAAACTGTATCATCAACCTCTGTGTATGATCTAATATCGTCTTTTAAATTTTGAAATGTATAAGCCATTATTTAATACCTCGTAGCATTGGACTAACAAATGCATTGTTTCCACCACCTGTTATAGTGCCTACTGCATTATAAGGCAAGGTTACAGTAAATCCAGTATTAATTGTTTTTGTTGCTGGCATTGCTCCAGTGTTTTCTGTTCTTGTTGTTATAGTTTGAATTTTTAAACTTGGGAAAACATTTGCACCCGAAGTATGTGCAGTTGCTGTAGTACTAGATGCTGTTTCTCCTCTAAATAAAGCATTAGTTCCTCTCGTTAAACCAGTTAAATTTTGTGCTCCAGATTTAGCACTATATTTAATAACTTCTCTTTGAATAACTGGAACATAATCTGCAACTCCTGTTGCAGGTGTAGTTGCACTTTGTATAAAAAAGAAACCAGTATTTGCACAAAGAGTAGTACCATCTAAAGTTACTGTTGTTGCTGTAGCAGATAAATTAGATGCTAAGATATGAAATAACGGAAAAAAATTTGTATTTAAATTAAAAGATTCAATAGGATTATTACTAGCACCATTAAAAAATAAAACTTCATCATTAACTTTTAAATCATGATTAGGAAAACTAACTGTTAAAGTTGGACTACCATTTGTAATTGAAAAAGGATTACTTGGTAAAGCAAGTGCAACAGGTGGTTCTTTTCTTGCAGGTCTAATATTTCTTAATGCAACACCTTCAGCTGTAATTGGTTTTGGTTCTAATTGAGGTTGTTTAGGTTCAAATTCTGATACATGAACTAAAGATCCATTCCATTCTCTTACCATTTCTTTATAAGGAAATTGCATTCCTGATCTATCTGATATGGCAAGTGCTTTTTTTCCTGATGAATATAATGGCATTATGTTCCTGGATAATAAGTTTTAGGTGTTATGTAAGTACTTGAAGCTGAACCATCTTCTGCAAGAGCTCTTGCTAATTCATCTTCGTATAATAATTTCATACCCTGTGTTAATTGTGGTGCATATTTTTGAGATAGATAATAAGTTAAACCTGAAACCATACAAGGTACAAATCTAAATGGTAAATCAGTTGAGTTTGTATAGTCTCCAACATCATCAATTCTTTTTATGTAATATACATGAACATGTTTTGCAGCATTAGTAGAATCTGGTGTTGGGTAAACATGTACTTCAGTTCTATCTATAAATCTTTCAACCCAATATTGATTAGGTGTGCCTTTTGTTTTTTTATTTGATAAACCACCATAAGTTGATCTATCAATTTTTGTCATTGGTGTATCTGATTGATCTGTTGATCCAATAGTATTTGCTCTTAATTGTGATTCTAAAATATCACTTACACTAAAAATATTTTCAGCAGCGTTTGCATTATTTTTTGTTGTAGCTTGGTCTCCAGCAGCCGTGGCTTCTGCTGACGATCTATATAATTTATATGTATCTTGTCCTTCAACAAGATCAATATTAGTATCTCTTATTTCCCAATAATGAATACCTCTATTACCCCATTCTTGTAAAAGAATATTAAGAGATCTTCTTGAAGATTTTAATTGATAACCTGTTACGTTATGTATTCCTAAACGCTCAAAAGATTCCTCTACTATTTCATCAATAGTAAAATCTTTACCGAACGTTGTAGTTCCGGAAGTAGTATTAGCCACAATTTACCTCCTTAACCAGTGTAACCTAAAGTGACTGATCCTGTTCCTGATATAGTAGCATGTACAGTGTCTTCAAATCTTATTCCTTCACCAGGAACAAAAATATCTAAACCTTCTGTTGCAAAGTGTGCTTGAAATAATAAAGCACCACTATTGTCTGCACTATTTCTTAGTTCAAGTTGACCGGCAGCATGACCTTTTGCTTGAATGTAAGTTATTCTACATGGTCCAATATTAGTTGCACCACCAGCAATTGTCTTTACCTGACCTGTACTTGTTACTCTTGTAAATCTTTGATCTGACATTAGTTCTCCTTAAAATTTATGTGTGGGCCGAAGCCCACACTAAATTATTTATTACGCTTCTTTAGCAAATACACCTTGTACATCAACAATCGTCCAATGTGTTGATGAGTTTAAAGATGCACATACTACAAAGTCACCAACTTTTTGTGTAGCTTTTGTATTAATAAGATCTTTGTTATCTGTTAAAGATCCAGCATACAAAATACCATCATTAGCATTTGGGCTAATAGTCATAGCATTAGTTCCATCAGGAGCAGTATTTACAAATGTAAATATTCTTCCAACAGAAATTGCAGGTAAAGTAAAAACCATTCCATCAGTTGATGATGTAAAAGTTTTACCAGAATCTGCATTTTGCACAGTGTAGTTAGCTTTTTTTTCTTCTAGATTGAATCCAGTTAAACCTGCTTCGTTAAATTTACCTTGCAGTACTGGTCCTCTAAATAGTGTTTTTGCCATAGTATTATCCTCCTAGTTTTTTCGAACGCAGTCTCTAGGCCGTCGACTATACTCGTCTACGTTCTGATTAATTGTATAGTGTCAAAACTATACACTAGATTTTAATAGAGTGCAAGAGAGCCTGTAATGTGAATTGAATTTATTCAACGATGTAGCTTTTTATTAAGTAG